TTTTCCAGTCATTGACCACAAGGTTGACCAGTACTTTGAACGCAATGGTTTCGACCATATGCCCACTAACTTTGGCGGCTGACATTAACAGGTGTTAATGTGAAACTGACGGGAAACTTACAAATGCAACACGAACACGAAGCCTATTCATGGTGGGAATACGATGGGCAGGGGATTCCCCTTGCCCGAGTCTGCGACAAGTGCGTAGATGCCGTTTTAGCCAAATACAACCCCTTAGTGCTCGGTCACTACACCCAGTCAGATGTTGACGAACCAATTAACGAAGAATGAAATGATTTTAGATACACCCGACCAAATTCAAACCGCCCGTATGTTGACACTGCGTAAAGGACTGCAACTTGAGATCAAGGGTATGCGTCATTCGGGCAGGAGCTGCTACTCCATTATTAAAAAAGAATTCGACCTGACTGGGACACGCGCCCAAGTGCTAGAGAAATTTGAACAACTTATCCCAAACCTCAAGGAGATCACAAATGGAAGTCGTTGAACTACAAATATTCCAGTTTCATGAGCTGGACGAGCAAGCCAAGAAAAATGCGCGTGACTGGTTTAGATCAAACTCGGATTTCCCTTGGTTTGATGAATACAAAGACTGCGTCAAAGCCTTCTGCGACCACTTCAATGTAACCCTGCGAGACTGGTGTCTAGGTGATAGACAAGGCTATGTCAAGACAGACGCAGAACAACGCCACTTCAGAGGGGTCAAACTCTCTGAGCAGGACAGGGACGCTATGCCCACAGGCTTGTGGCTTGACTACGAGCTCTTTGCCCACTTCTATGACCAATTCAAACGCACAGGGGATGCCAAGGCCGCCTTTGACGATGCCCTACATAACTTTGTTATTGCAGTCGCAAACGATGTGGAGCATTACCATTCTGACGAATCCATTGATGAAACTATGGAAGCAAACGAATGGTCATTCACAGAAGAGGGTAAGTTTTACCCCCTCTGGAAAAAGCATTAAAGAAACACACGCAGGGAGTCGGAGACTGCTGCCGTCCCGATTCTCTGCTCAGCATCGTTAAAGTCCTCACCAGCCTCGCCTAACCAATAGTGCGGGGCTATTTTTTTGGCAGTCGCTATCCCCATTGGGTCATTGTCTGCGATCACCAACGGGTCACGCAGATTCTTAGCGACCTCAAGCATATTCCCTGCTGAGAAACACACATGGATGGTGTATCTTTCCCGAAGATGTTTCATTGCCCTACGCACCGACATTCCAGTCGCAAACCCCTCGACCAAGATGTTCCTGCCCTTGTTGTCAATGACCAGGGATGCGCCTTTTGTGCGCTGACCCGAAAGAAATCGTTTTGTGCCATCCTGAGAGATCAGTTGGCAGCCAACTAAATTACCCAAAACCCTCATGGGCAACACCAACAGATCATTCCAGATCAATCCCTTGTCCACGAAACCCTTGCGAACTAGGTAAGGGTGTTGGTCTTTAACAGAGTTATTCACAATGTATGCCGCCCTTTGTGCCGCCTTTTTCTGACGCTGTTCGTGCTCTTGTTTAGCAGCCAACATTTTCTTGTGTGCGTTCGGGTCAGGAACAAACGGCTCTTCCGATTTGTAAAGGATGTGCCTATCGTGTACTGCGAAATTGATAAGGGCACCTTTGTGGCCATCGAAAATGTACGCGCCATTCTGTTTTCTTGGATGGTCTTCAGTCCCCACCCTCACCCAACGATCAAGCACTAAGTCTTTAATGAGCAGACCATGAGCTCTTGCAAAGTCTTGAAAGCTCATTTGTTAGCCTTTGATTTTGCCCAAGCTATGTTGCGCGACTTGATCCATGAGCTGGTCTTTGTGCTCGTTGCCAACGGGTTTGTGTGAAGCCCCCTCGGATACGCGCCATACCTTTCCTTGTACTTGTGAGCTGCCCAGCCATCCTTGTATCCACGCATACGAGAGAAGTAAATCAGCTCAGAATAGAACTTCTGATTCTCGGTTAACAGCTCGCGCTTGGTTGTCTCTAACTCTGTTAATTCGCCCGGCACATTCAAGACTTGCTTCATGGCCTTTTCAAAGCCACATTCACCACAAATTCGGTCAGGCCAGACCCATAAAGCACCACAAGCAGGGCACTTTGAGTCCTTCTTTTCCTTCTCTGGCGGCTCTTTCTTCGCTGTTTCTGCCCCGTTTGTGAGCTCTGTCACGCCTTCTTCGAACAAAGTGTCCCATTCTTTGCGGAATCTCAAATAGTTTCCTGAGTGATCAAGCCACAAACCAAAGTCTTTGCCATCATAGGGACGCATAATCCGCCCCATTTGTTGCACATGACTGCTGAAAGACTTGGAAAACGGCCTCGCAGACACCCCTATCATCACATCAGGGACGTCAAAACCTCTAGTCAGTATGTCAGTAGCCACCAGACCATGAATTAGCGTATCTGGACGCGCAAAATCCTCGATTGTTTGGGCTTTGAACTCATCATCTTCTTTGTAACTGATCGAAACAAAGTTATACCCGGCCATACCAAACTGGCGAACCAAGTCCCTGCCGTGCTCAACTCCCGAGCAAAACACAACAGTCTTCCTCGGCCTACCAAACACTTGCATGGTCTTCGTTATCCACTCTTGGACAATATCCCCCGTGATCTTCATGCCTCGGTGAGCTACCTCATCAGCAGACCATTCGCCAGCCAACTTCTTTGCCCCAGTCATGTCAATCTCTTTGGCGATAAAGATCTTTAACGGTGTTAACCACTTGTCCTCGATCAGCTCACCAGTAGGTTTGGCTCCAACCACATTCGTGTACACATCTCCAAGGCCATTCGTAAAGGGAGTGGCGGTCAGGCCAATCACTTTCATCTCAGGGCGATCTTTGATGAACTGGACGATCTGCTTACGCTGGACATGGCATTCGTCAATGATCAGCATCGAGACATCAGGGAAGTTATCCCGACTCTCCAACGTCTGTGCGCTGCAAACCTGAATCTTCTCGTAAGGACGATAGCGCCAATGGGATGCCTGCATAACCCCATGAGGGATTTTGTAGTTCCCAAGGCGCGTACTGGTCTGGTTGACCAACACAATCCGGTCAAGAACCATGGCCACGTTCTTGGATTGCTTGGCTTGTTCGAGCATGATGGCCATGGCCACCTCAGTTTTCCCAAAGCCAGTCGGAGCATATAACAACTGGCTTCTGTGGCCATCTAGAAACCCTTGGGCGAGCTTCTCCACAACTTCCGCTTGGTGCGGTCTTAATTCGAGCATTTGATTCTCCTGCTGGGATACCGCCCAGCTTCGGGTTTAAGCCTTTTCTGCCTTCTCAGCACGTTTCTTCCAGTAGTTGACTTGCTTGATCATCTCAGCATTCTTACTCTGGAACTCATTACGGGACTGGGTCATTGTTCTGAGTTGGAACTCCAGGTCTTTGACTTGCTCGCGCAGCTCTTCAATCGTTTGCTTAACTTCCTCACGGGCTTTCTCTGATACTGGCAATGACTTAACAGCCAACATATCCTTGAGTTTTGCGTTCTCCTCTGCCAACGCTGTGTGCTCGATGGCCATCTCTTGGAGCTTGTCCTCTTCGGTGTACTCAGGCTCTGGAGGGGGAGCTATTGGCCGGCCAGCCTTGGATACGTCCATCTTGCGGCCATTCTTGTCAACGCGAGTGGCCTTCTCAAGACCCAAAGCCTTACGAACACGGCCTACAGTCATTGACGATACATCGCAGATGATTGCAATCTCTGTGTCTGTCTTCTCTCCGAGCTCAATATCCTCAAGGGCGAGCTGGACAACGTAACGGCGCTCATCTGGTGAACGTGGCTTACCATGCTTACCATTGGCCTTTAGACAAGCTAAGAAGGCATCGCGCTTGGTGCCTTGATTGATGTTGGCCTCGATCTCTGTGAACCCTGCTCGCTTGTGTGCATGGAATCTGTGGAAGCCATCACTAGGCCAGTAAGACTTACCATCAAACCACAGATCAATAGGGGGGAACTTGTCTTTACCTTCGAGCAAAATCTCTGTGTAGTGCTGAACCATTGGCTCGTCAATCTCTTTACGGGGCTGAGTGCCACCGTCTAAACGAATCTTCTGTAGTTGAACTTTCATTGCTTTCCTTTGTTTGGTGTTCTTCTTGATGCTCTGCCAGCCCAGCAGGCCGCGCAATGCCACTTTGTGTGGCTTAACTGGATACCACCCTCTGGCGGCTTCATTTCATTACAACTGGTGCACTCCTTATGTTGATGTACCGGCTGCTTACTGCCGATTGATAGTTGTTGTTTAGCAAATCCATTCACTTCTTCATACTCCTTATGTAAACGGTGAAACTGTCTATTGTGTCCTGACCAAAGACGGTCATCTTTTGAATCTCTAAAGCCACCTCCTCCAGCACTTGGTTGCGCTGAGAGGGTGATACATATATCTCGTTCTCTAGTTGGGTTTCAACCATCTGACGTTTGCGCCAGACCAGCGCCTTCTCCCATATGCTTAAATCCAACTTGGACATGGAATTCCTTTCATTTCTGGAAATGCTTTATCTACGATTGCTTGAATTCTCTGGCGAATAATTCGCTTCTCTTCTGCCGCCCTGATGATGGGCATCACAATCCATCTGTACTGGTTGTTGGCCTTGATCTTAGCCATGATCCGGCGGCGGTTAGTTCTAATCTTCAAGTGTTTTTCTCCTTCAACTTGGCCTCGATGGCTTCGGCATAAACTTTAAATGTCGGTGGCATCTTGTACTGGCTCATTAACAAATTGACCGCAGTAGCAGCATCAACGGCCTTTAAGCACTCAAGCATCTCATCTGCTGTCAGCCCACCCCATTTGTTTTGCTTCTCTGCCTCCGAGATGGCTTGGTCAAGTGCATAAATGTTCTTTCGTAACATTTTTGCCCATTGGTCACACGCAGGGATGTTGTCCAAGTCCGTATTTAAATTCCAAACAAAAGCGTTTCTTGCTTGTCGCATTACTTCAATGCTCATGCTTCCCCCTTAATGCCGTGTGCGGCTTCGATGGCTCGGGCAAAACTACCTCTGTCAAACCATTCGCGTCCATCTTTAGCAAATTTTTCGTGATTTCGGGCTTCCGTGTAAATCTCCTCATCCGTCAGCGGCTTGCGCTGTGGTGGGGTGGTGTGAAGTTTGGCTTCGCATTCGGCGCATATCGACTTGCCGGGGTGTTGATACGGGACACCCCATTTTTTGCCGCAACCACCGCAAAAGACTGCCCAGTTTTGTGGCCCAGCGCATCCCTCAGCAACACACTTCTTCACAACGGCGTCGTATCCGCATCGGTTGTATGTTCGTGGGCAGGCGTTACGTATTTTGTCTGCCTCTGTCAACGAATTTATTGGCGAACCAGAAGTTTTTTGTTGGTTCGCCAATTGCTCCCTTTTAAGTTCGCCATAGTTCCATACAGCCTCACCAAGTTGCCCCTCGGTTTTGGTTAGTCGTTGTTTCAATTCGTCATACTGTTTTTCCAACTCATAATGGCCGTACAGACTGGCTTTCAAGGATTCGATTTCAGCGGCACGGATACGGGCCAGTGCATTGGCTTTGCCGAGTAGGTCATGCAGTCTGCGCAATTCATCATTGACAGGCTCATCCTTCGCTTCTAGTGCGGCTTTAAGACGCTCAATATCCATGCGATAGCCTTTGCTTACACCTCCAAGTGTGTCAATGTAATTTGATGCCGCAGTCAGTTTTTCTAAAGACATTTTAAGAAATTCTGTTTTGTTCATTTTTTTTCATCCTATATTTATTTGATGCCACTTTTTGACATTCTTTGCAATATCGTTTCCCAGATTTTTGATAACCTGTGTTGTCTTCATCAAATGGATGACCTGTTTTGCAATGTGTTTTTTTGCTGTTGATTGCAGTTATTCCAACACCACGCAAACAATTTTCTTTATGTGTTACAGGCTCAAGATGATGTGGATTAACGCAAGCAGGATTCCTACACAAATGGTCTAGGCTTAATCCATGTGGTATTGGCCCATTTGTCGCTTCCCAAACAAGTCGATGCGCAGATATGTTTTTGCCCAACTTCTTTTTTGTTCCAAGTTGACCATAACCCATTCCAGTTATGTAGCCAGGCCATTTGTAACATGGGTAATCAGACCACTTTTTATCCAAGCAATCTTTAATGGCGGTGATGGCTTTACGCTGTGCGTTTTCGAACCCGTCATCATCGTTACAGTCTTCCCATTCCAACGCCTCCAATGCTAGGCGTAATGCTTCTGTTTGTGTCATAAGTATTGCCCCATCTGGTTCAAACTTGTTTTGTAGGCTTTAGCCATGATTGCTGACTTTGCCAACGTGGGCATTACCTTGTTGTTTTCTACATCAGACAAGTAAGATTTTGCACAGCCAATTTTTTTGGCCATTTTTTCTAACGACATATCAGTTTGGCAAAGCCGTAGCCCTCTTAAATATTCACCAAGGGTTACTTTTTCATCCAATGCAAGGCGTAATGCTTCGTCTCTATCCATGATTTTTCTCCTTCAGCTTGGCTTCAATGGCTCGGCCTTTGGTGTAAACATCCTCTTGCCATTCCCAGTTTCCTGCATCGCCGCTAATACGTAATTGCTCCATCCAATCAAGACAGTCGCTTAGTGCCGACAGCAACTCAACATTAAGTTTTGATGCCTCAATGCCTTTGCGAATCAGATCACTGGTCACCTGCGTTTCGCGGTGCTCCCAATCGCTGTAAAGCATATTGGTTCGCGCAAGAAACTCAATCTTTTCATTGAGCCGTTTGATTTCCGCTTCCTTGTCGTAACCGTGGTATCCGTCTTTATCCATGGTTCTTCTCCCTTAGAGCTTGTTCGATGGCTTTGTAAAAGCTACCCCAACCATCCATAGAATCAATCCATTTAGTCCACAATTGGTGTTGCTCTTCATCAGTCAACCCAACCCAAGGGCGAACGTAGTCCTGAATGTCATCGTCATCTATGCGGGACGGCTTCCTGTAAACCAACTTGTCTGGGTCGGTCGGGTGCTCTTCAAAGTAATACGGCTGACCCTTTAGCTTGGCTTCATGGGCTATGCGGTCGAACTCGTCATCTTCATCGGTGTGAATCATGCTTCCTCCTGTAGTGATATTGGAATGTAGATGCAGGCCTTGTCCTTGCTGTTTCTCACATTAACACTGTTAATGTGGCTGTCAGACAATCGCTTGCAGTTATTGCACTTAGCATCAGGAACTTTTGGTTTGCAGAGTAAATAACCACCTAGCCAGCTCATTTTCCTCTCGCTTTCATCATGGCATCTGCCATTTTGTATGCGTTTTCTGCTGTTATTTGTGGATACCCATTAACACCGATAACCCCTATGTAGCGGTCTGAGCCCATGATTGACTGCATGGCCTTGGCAGCAAAGTAATCCCTAAGATCCATGCCGCCTTCACCGCCTACAGCTGTGACACGCGCTTCATTGTTAATGCTGAATGTGGGTGTTGGGAATGCTTTCATGATTGCCCCCTTTTCTGAATGGCGTCATACGCCTCCTCCAATACCATCAAATGTTTAGGTTGGTACCAGCTACAAATCTTTTCTTTTTCTTTAAACGTCAACAGCTCAACTTCAACTGGTGGATATTTTGGGTCGGTGTTGTACTTGATGCGTGTGATGATGCCAAACAAGTCTTTGGGTAGCGGTCCGAATGAATCGTGGATGTAAACCAAGTCGCCAACTTTCATGCTTGTCCCCTTGCTCGGATGGCTTCGGCACAGGCTTCAGCCAAGTTGTACGGCGTTCCATCATTTGTCTGCTCACACACCTTTGCACACGCCTCACGCTCATGCTGTGCTACTAGCTTGGCAAACTCATACAAAGGCATCATGTTGTTTGCGGGGTTATTCCATCCGCACTTCTTAGCCATCTCAATGATTTCATCTTGTGTCATAACTCTCCTCCTGATTCCGCCCATCGCACCGCCTTGTGTGCCAAAAACAAACCTTCTGCGCAAGTCAGTCTTGATGAGCGTACATAAATTTCTCCGTCTCTGTAACCTATGATAATTACGTCTGTTAAATCACCGTCTTCGGCGTCTACTAGTGCAGAAGCAAGGGCTTGTTCTGCGGTCATGTTCGTGCTTGGCGGTAATCGTAATAAGTTGCTCATGCTTTCTCCTTCATGTCCCACCATGCGTCAGCGGCTTTCTTGACCATCTCTTTGTTGTACCCGTTTTCCCACAGAAACTTCATGATGATTGCAAGGGCTTGTGTTCTGAGTGCATTGACTTGTTGTTGGATTGCATTGATTTCATCTTGTGTCATAGCACCTCCTCAAGAATTCGCCACGAATGCAGTGAGCTTCCGTTAAATGAAACCTCTACTGGTATGCCAACCATGTCAGCGCAGGTTGTGACCTTTGCTTTATCCATTAGCTCTGCTACACGACGGCACATTTCACCCCAAAGCTTGGTTTGGTCTTCCAATGTCCATGCGCAACGCTCATCCGGTGTGCGTGTCCATGTACCATCAAAGTCACCAACTCCCCAGCCTTGGCCGCCAAGAGTTACCGACATACCAAACATTGCGCCATCGTATCCACCAAGGCCAACATCAAACTTCTGAATCTTTCCTAACTCTTTTCTCATACGCGACTCCAAACTACAACAATCCCAACAATAACTACCAGTATCGCAATCACAACAACAGGCCAAAATGGCTCTTTACCATATGGTCCACTGATGGGATCGCTGTCACAGTTAAACGCTTCATGCATCGTGCGTGGAAAACGCTTTGTCGTATCGTTCATACCTACCTCCTGTGTTAAGAATATAACTCATGAATCAATCACAAGTCAACTGTTATGTTACCAACTAAAAGCCCTCTTACCCGTTGACCCTCCCTCCCCCACTGGGAGGCTAAAGGACCAACGTCTCTTTATCAAGGAGCTATGCCCAGTTGTTAAGTGAGCTACCGGCCAGCCAAGCCGCCCTCCCCTGAGATCCCGATAAGGTCAGTTTTCACCGGCCTTAACGATCAACTCCCAGCGTACTAGGGTATGTGTCTTTACGACAGCCTTGTTTATCCCGTTCGATTACTCTACTAGGAGGTGCGGGTCACACCGAGGTTCTGTGTTTCTTGAGTTCAGCCCATACAGGCCATTAGCTAACGCGCTCTGACGGCTACGTTGCGGGTGAGACTGGGACTGCTCACATGAAGCAGTGTATTCAAAACTTACATTTCGCTCTTTAGGAGATATGCCGGCGCTAACCCGACAAACAATCCCAGTCTCAAAACAGAAAAGGCCACTTAAGGCTACATTCCGGTTGCGACCTTGCCTAATATCTCTCCCACGAAAGCATTAGGTAAGGCGGAATATAGCCATAAGTGGCCTCGACTTGTCACTCGCAACAGTAACAGTTCTAACTGTATCAAAGAATATCAACAAATGTCAACACCCTATAAAAAAAAGTTGTTGGTACTCGCTGCGTCTGTGCGTTATCAGAGGCTTTTGATCGCAACTGGCACAGCATCCGCTTTTCCAACACGGCTGGGGACTGCTTCCGTCAGGTAGTCCTCATCGGTACGGCTGACGTTCCGCCCGAATTTGGGTCAATCCCCATGCGTGTTGACATTAACAATGTTAATGTGGAAAAAATCCCCCAAGTGATTAGCTCGGGGGCTTAAAACAAAGGAGAGTGGCAACTGCAAAGAAGCCGGTGCCATTCTACAACTCAATCCCCATAGAATGCAATCAGAGCTGCATCAGCATACGCTTGGCCAGCTCCCTTTTGATCCAGCTCGCGCCAGCTAGGCCACATCTGTATGGCCAATGTCCTTGAAGCATCCTTGTCCTGACCAACAAGACCAGCGCGCTTCTTCCATTGACTGGGTGTAACCATCGTCACAGGTATCTCAAACGCACCCAGCACACCTTGGATCACACCGGCCGAATGCCCGAACGAGAACATCGAGGCAACACCTTGCCCAGGCATACTGCTCACCAGCTCCACATACGCTTTGATCTCTTCACCATAGATTGATGGCCGAATGAATGCCGCCAACGCAGGAGCATTCACACGATTGGCCGAGCCAGTTTTCATTGTCGGCATCCTGCACCACTCAACTGGAGTGTTGTCCTCCATGATGACGATTGCACCTGACAGGCCGGGGTCTATTCCAATTTTGATCATATTTTTCTTTCAAAGGTATTGCAAGACATGAATTATTGTGGGTACAATGTGTTGCCGATTATAACTGATCAATTGAATTTATACAACGTGCTCTGGCAATGTATGGCGGGACGATGCGGGGCCCGGTCGGGTATGGCAAGGGCTGACAACAGCCGATTGAGCATTCTAAAGAGTGTTCCTTCGAGTGTTTCGGCTCGCAAGGGTTCGGCTGGGAATGCAAGGGCGCGGACTGGTTAGGAACGGTCGGGAAAGGCTCGACACGGCGAGGAGAGGTGGGGTCTGGCAAGGGCTAATGTAGCGGCCATAGGATTGGTAACAGTCTTATGTCCGATACAAAGTGTGTATCAAACAACAAAGGAAACAAAATGAAATCTATAAAAGTAAAACTCTCAGGCTCAGCTGCTTTACTCATGCACTCTGATCGGTTTGCAAACCCACTAGACCCACTGACAAAGTCACACAAAGAGCTGACCAGCAAGCGCAAGAAGACTGATGATGATCACATTGCAATCGCCAAGAGTGAATTCATCGGCGGCTGTTATTGGAACGAAGACACTGGCTTTTTTATTCCAGCACAGAACCTTGACTCATGCTTGATCGCTGCGGCCAAGCTTCAGAAGCTGGGCGTTAAGTTTAAGCAGGGCGTACAAGTTTTAGAAGATGAGTTACCTCTTGACGGCTTCAAGAGCATGACGCCCGAGAAGCTATGGGAAAACCCAAAGAATGTAGATGCCCGTGGCGTTAAGGTCGGCATGGCCAAGATCATGCGATACCGCCCCATCTTTCGCAACTGGTCACTCTCTGCCACTGTGGTTGTGAATGAAGATGTAGTCAACATTAACGAAGTTAAAAAAGCTTTGGTAGATGCTGGCTCATTGATTGGTTTGGGTGACTATCGCCCACGTTTTGGACGTTTTAATGTGGAGTTCGCATGAGTGATCCAAAACTATTCCCAGCTTGGAAGCAGGCAGTCCGAACTTTATTGGACAACGGCTTGACATATGGAAGTGTCCTCAAGCGCAGTTACATTTCAGAGTTGTGCGAGGTACCAAAGCCAAAAGACATTGATGACGTTCGCAGATACGATCTTGATGTCCTACGGTGCATTACCGAGATCAAAGACATTTT